CTGTCGTCCTTGAATTAAATCTTTAAATTCATCTAAATATTTTTTATTAGTCGGGATATTATCTGTGTAAGTAGTTGTATCAAATAAAGTTTTAGATCTATTTGGTTCATTTACATTTTCAAATCCTCCTATTTTTTGATTTTTATATTGTTCTCCACCAGTTCCCATGTATTCTCTACCAGTTAATCCATCATTATTAAAATATACTGGATTTAGATATTTTAGACTTGTAAAGACACCAGAATTTTGGAAAGCATCAGTAGCAGATCCAGAAGTATCTACAAACTTTTCTCGTTGATATACATATACCAACCCACGCGATTGTCTAGATTTTTGTTGAGCTTCTAATGATTTATTTAAATCAAAGTCATAATATGTTGTAGAAGAATATGGACTGTTGAGACTGGACATCTTAAAATATTAATTTAAAACAATATATTAAATAAATTATTGATTTTTTGTTTGTAAATATTCATTATAAATTGTATTAAATTCATCAACTGATAATGGTAATATTTTTTTGAAATCTTCTAATCTTTCATTGTGCTTTAGCACATCAGACGCTTCAGCGTCTTCTTTAATATCAAAAGGAGTTTTATAATAATTTTCAAATTCCCTATGAAATATTTCATCTATAATTCTATTTTTTTTATACTCTGTAATAACTTCTGAAAAATCTAAATAAACTGGGTTGATATTAGTAAAATGCTCATATTTTGCATATTCCTCAATAGTATAATCATCTCCTTTTACCTTTTTAAGAACTTCGAAAGGAATTGTTTTAAGTTTTTTAGTTTTTGGGTAGATTGGTTCCATTATTATTAATAAAATAAAAAAAATCGATTAATAAACGTTTATTTTTTTATTATTTATTAATAATAATGACTGAAATAGAACTAAATAATGCCGAAATTCCACCAACACAAGAAGATGATTCGGAAACCCAATTAATAAATATAAATGAGGAATTAAATGACGAAAAAGACAAAGAAATTAAAAAATTAAAAGATAAGATCGAAAAAGATCGAAAAGGTGCCATCGCTCGAAGTATCAAATCACAGAAGAAAACAAAGCAGATTACATTTCAAAGATTAGCACAATTAGAATCAATTGTTAATGAAATCCCAGATGATGATAAATTAGAATGGATTAGAAGAAAAAAATATTCGAGTGCTCCAATGAATGAACCAATTCAAGAAGAAAAAGTAGAAAAACCGAAACCAATATTCCAACCAAGATATAAAAATATTAGTAATTGGGGAGGTAAATTTTAGATTTATATATTTTCATAATTAAATATATAAATTAAATACATTTCTTTTTATGTCTTGATAAAGAACTTCTAGGCATTTCTTTATCACATTTTTGACATTTAATTATTTCTTTATCTTTTAATCTTATTGATTCTCTATTTTTATAATAATTTTCTTTTGCTTTTTTTAAAAAATGTTCTTTATTTTTTTCATAATAATCTTTCATTATTTTTTTATTTTTTTCTAAATTATTTTCATAATAATCTTTTTGATAATCTTTAACTTTTTCTTTGTTTAATTCTGTATATATTTTAACATTTTTTATAATATGTTCTTTATTTTGTTGATAATAATCTTTAACATTTTTTTTATTTTGTTCTTTATTATGACCTTTTGCATAATATATATTTGAACCATTTCCAATACTATCAAATTTAATAATGTATTCTTGTTCTTTTTTTAATCGTTCTTCTTTTGTTGATCCAATATAATTAATTTGTGTTATTCTATATATAGTAATGTAATTCATTATAATATTATATATTTATTCTTTTAAATGGTCTTTTCAATTCAATAGTTCCACAGCCTGTTTCGAACGAAGCACCAAAAGATTACTAAAATTAATAAATATATCGAGATAATTACTTGCAGGTGAAGAAATAGTTGTTAATCGAATACTCATATAACTACCATTTAAATCGACACCAGTAAATGGTTCTCCACAGGTAGTTAAATCTACACCTCGAATACATAAGGGTCCTGTTGATCCTTGATTAGCACCAGTGACGTCCGCTCCTTGATATCGTGCTTTTGTAACTTGATTTCCTTGATCGTTGTCATTCCAAATATTGTAAATCTTCTGTAATTCTACCCAGGCGGTGACGTCGTCCGTAATGGGATTATAGGGGAAATTCTTTGACCCTGCTTGGATTTGTAAAAATCCACCACTAGTATTACCATCACCTAAACCGCCGAAATATTGTGCTTTACCAAGATAATCTTTATTGGCGGTATTATAATCACCAGCTAATCTTTGAACTTCTATAACATGATTCGCCCATCGGAAACCTTTCTGAACTTGAACTGTATTAGTCGCATTAGTTGCAGCAGCATATTCATAAAAGAAATCAGCTCCAAAATCTAAAAGAACATGTCCTTCAACAGCTTCTTTTAATAGTAATTGGAGATAATCTTGTTCGTATGGTACTAATGGGACTTTAAGAACTGGATTAGTAATTTGATAATAATTACCTGAAGCAGGTGCTTCTACTGCTAAAGCTACGTTGTCTAACTCTAGAAATAGAATAATTCTTAAACCTCCGATAATTGGAAGTGGGAATGCTTCAATATCTCGAAAGAACTGTGCTGGAAGTTTAATAGCGAATTTTTGAGGAGTAGAAGTTAATTGGGTACAAGAGGCGTCAGCAGTTCCTAAATTTTGAAGACCAGATTGCCAGTTCATTGTTTTATTTTCATTTGATATTATCATATTCTGGTCTATTCTTGATTTAAGATTAGCACCATGTGGTAATGAATCGTAAATTGGAACACCACTAAATGTTTGAACTTGGATTTGACTAAGCCATGAATCCGCTTTTCCAGTTACGATTGCAGTTACTCCGACTGTTGTAGAACCATTAAGAACCGCCATATCAAAAGTAAGATAATGTTCTGCTAAAATTGCTGCAGCATTATCAGATACTACATTAAATTCCATTCGTGTTAAAGACTGATTAGAGAACGATCCAGCTTGTATAGGGAAAAAGTTCGTTAATTGTTTTACTGCTCCAATGTTATCGTCTGGTACTGCAAGTACGGATTGATACTGTAATTGAGGATTGTTGACCCTGATTAATGGACTACTCATTTTTTAGTTATATTATATAAACATTATTATTTTTATGAATTATTAAAAGGATTTCCTTGAAATCCCGTAGAAAGGATTTTATCCTTTCTTAATAATGGATGGCAATTTTATGAATATCTCAAATCACGAATTATTAGAACAAATTTCAAATAATACTGGTAATATTAATACAAATATAATCCAATCAGTTCCAAGTATAATCAAGGAAAATATTGGTATAGGTAATTATACTTCTTATTCTGTTGGTATTTTAAATTGTGCTTGTTTAGCAGTAACCAGAATTGGGTTCCAAGATATTGACAATGGAAATAATCAATTTAATTATTTATCTATTGGGTCGACATTTAATTTAGTTTCTACAAGTAACTCCGATAGAATCGGATCAACTGGTATAAATAGTATATTAGTTAATGGAGTAGATAATGATTTTAATGTCGTTTCAGAAATTATTAATTTGAATGGAACTACTGGAGTTCATTCTGTTAATAGTTATTTAGTAGTAAATTCTACTGTGATTTTATCTGTTGGTGGTGTTGGTAATATAAATTGTACGGCAATCGGTAATATATCAGCAAATGGTGTTAATAATAATTTTTTCAAAATAGTTGCTGGTAATAGCAATGGTTTCGTAAGTCGTCTAGCAGTTCCAGTAGGTCATTCATTTTTGTTTACTGGATTTTCATTCAACTGCCTTGGAACTGATTCTGCCGATGTGAAGATTAAGATAAAACCATATGGTCTACCAATTCAAGATAGTCAATATTTATCAGTACCCCAAGGTTCTAGTATAAATAATAATGCCAGTTCAATAATTATTGGCGTTGTACCAGCAAGAACAATTATTCAGATTAGAGGAAAAGCATTAACTGGTAACGATACTACTATGACTGGTATTGCAGAGTTTTATGATGTTGTATTATAGATTATTATAAGTGATATTCCTTAATATGTATTCTTCTTTTTTCTATCATAAATAATCCATATACATTCATGGCACATGTGTTTTTTATTGATATATCTATCACATTCTAAACAATAATTATATTTATTAAAACAAATTTCGCAATGATAATTTGTTTTAATTTCATCTGTATTACAATTATTACACTTCATTATTATTATTATTATTATTATTATGCTTCAATTTATTATAATTTATTTTACGTTCCCTTAATATTCGCTCTTTATTCTTTTGATAATAATCTCGTTTCTTTTGTTTTCCTTCTTCTGTAGCATACACCCTTTGTTGATACTCTTTTGATCTTTCATTATGTAATTTCCTTTTTCGTTGTATATTACACAAACTATACCTTGTATTAAAACCATTATTAATTGTGTCATAAAATTCAATAAATTTCTGTTCTTGAATATATCTTAATTCTCTAGTCGTTGTTTCAATTACTTCGAATATTAGATCGTCAATAGTTAATTTATTTTCAATTAAATAATTTTTAATCTTCGAATTTAATTTTAATTTATGTAATCTACAACGTTCATTAAAATTTGATGTAGATCCTATATAACACTTTTCTGTATTTGGTAAATTAATTTTGTAGATAGTAAAGTTATTTTCATTCATTTCTTTATATAAACAAAGAAAAACATTATTGATATTTAAACGCACTAAAAATAATTAGTTAATAAATTAGTTAAATCCTTAATTCTTTGATCTGGTAGCACATTCTTTTTATTTCCAAATATAATAGACCCAATTAAAATATCTCTACGATATATAGGATATATACTAATATGAAATTCTTGATTAGAATTTAAATCAAGTCCAATATTAGTTAGATTATATTGAACTCCATCACGATATTCATTAATAACACCAACATTAGAATTAGTAAATTCCATAAGATCAGACAATATTAACTTCAATTTTTGTATTTTTGTTAAACTTCCATTTAATTCATCTATTTTTGTTTTAATAACTTTTGCTATATCAATGTTATTATCTGTATGATCTTTTTTAATACAATTAAATAAATCTGGAAAATTAAATATAAAATCAAACATCGTAATATTAATATTACGTATTAAATTTTGTGTAATTAAGTTATTTCTTAACTATTAATAATATATTAATGGAGATCGTAGACTTAACTCCTAAAGATAAATCAACTATTAAAATTAATGATACATTACCAGAATTACCTTTTAATATGACTGTAATTGGAAAATCTGGAAGTGGTAAAACAAATCTTATATTAAATTTTATAAGTTATTATAAAAAATATTTCAAGGATAGAGTATTCATATTTACAAATTCGATCGACGAATCTTTTAAATCACTTGAAACCAGTATTGGAGCACAGATCTTTAATTCATTATTAAACGAAAATGGAAATAATATTATAGAAATAATATTAAAACATCAGCATAAAATGTTGAATCAATATAGTAGAAAGAAATTAAAACATATTGTACTACTGTTCGATGACTTTATTTTAGATCGTGATATACAAAAAAGAGTTTCAATTTTTACAAAATTATTTTCACAAGCGAGGCATTACAATATTAGTGTTATTATAACATCACAACAATTTACATTAATTCCAGCAAATTTAAGAAGAATGGTAATGTATTCTATATCTTTTGGTATTTCTAATAGTAAAGAATTAGATATTATGAGTTTTGAATATTGTAATGGTATTAATAAGGATATTTACGAATTTAAAACAATTTTCAAAGACGCAACAAAAGAAAGATACTCCTTTTTATATTTAGATATGAAGAAAAATAAATATTATAAAAATTTCGGAAAGGAATAAACTAGTCTTTCATTAAAAGTATAAGAGTATAGTCTAATCCATTTAATGAAAGTGGTTGTTGTCGATCATCATATAACATAAATCTTATTGAATTATAAAAGTTAGATCTTGAATTTACAAATTTGAATGAAGATGCTGTATAGACAATAGTGTTAAAACTTGGAACATCTACTGGTATTCGTGCTAATGTAGATCGGTTGTAATTTATTGTAGTTGTAGAATTTAGATCTAAACTCGTTCTTATTTCAATATACTTCGTGCCACTTAGATCTAAAACATTCGGCGAAGTCCATGTTCCAGAACTTGAACTAACACTTGAACTTCGTTCCATTCCTAAATAAGAGTTATTTAAATCATTTGTAGTAATAGTAAAATCGCTTGAATCCGCTGAATTAATTGTTAATAAACCATCGATACTAGAATAACTAGTTGAAAATGTTGTACCTAAACTAGCATTATTTAAAGCGTTAGTTAAAGTTCCACTTATCCCTAGGAATGTAGTTGTGGAATAATTACCTACTGGAACAGTAATAGTTTGTGTAGTTCCAATTAAAAATTCATTATTAGTGGTGTTAATTTTATAGAAACTCGCTGGAATGATGCATTCCGCTACTGCGATACTTCTAATATTATTTCCCAGTAGTGAATCAATCTGTACCGAAAAGTTTTCCGCTGTCTCGTTGACTTCTCTGTCTGAACTATCAATAAGTATCTGAGTGTTGTTCGGTTCTTGTATTTTAATTAAGTCTAAATTATTATTATTACTCATTTTTATTAATAGTTAATAAAATTAAAAAGATATAATCCTAGGTGTCCTTAAAAATTATTTAATGAATGTGGATTATATCCTTTTGATATTTTATAAATAGTTTTACCAGAAGATCTTCCAAGATTTGAAATAGGATCTCCTATAATTTTATAATTAGTGATATGATTATTACGTTTATTTGGAAATGAAAATTCAAATGGATTCGTTCCGCGATTAAATGTAATAATTTTATTTCCTTTTTGTTTAGATGCTACAATAGCTCCGAGACTATGACCACTTACTAATACTTCTTTATTGCCAATTTTTGTAAGAATATCCTCATGTTCTTTCGTTCTTTGTTTTAAATAATAATTAGGTAATTTATTATAATATAATAAATCCGCTGTTAATTGTTTTGGATCTGAAGTATTAGTTCCACGATGTGATATTAATATTTTATTCCCTTTTTCATAAACCGCTATATATTCATTTGATAGATTTTTATTATAATTATATTCTCCAATATTCTTCCTTTCATTTAACCCTTGATACGCACTTTTTGATCCTTCTAAAGCAAGATTATAATCTTCATCTTGATTCATTTATTTTAATTTAAAACAATAAATTATGATTACGTAGTTTATGGAAATTGGTTTTTATAGTAATATATTTTGTGATTTTGAAAAAGGATTAATTTATAAAAGAAATAAAACAGAATGGATAAAATATGGAGATAAAAATATTAAAAGTCTTTATTATAGAATTTGGTTAAATGGAAAATATGAAAAACTTCATAGAGTTATTTACAGTTATTATTATTCAATTCCATTAAATAAATTATCAGAAATAGATCATATAAATCAAAACAAGAAGGATAATAGGATTGAAAATTTAAGAGAAACAACAAGATCTGAAAATCAATTAAATAAAAATAAATATAAAAATAATAAATCTGGTTACAAAAATATTCATTTTCATAAAAATAATAAAAGTTGGTGTTTTAAAATTACAATTAATAATAAAAAAAATGAAAAACAATTTAAAACAATTGATGAAGCAATTGAATGTCGTAATGAATTTTATAATAGTAATCCAGAAGTAAAATTTGGAAATAACTAATTTTATAACCTATATAATAAATATGGATACAAATATAACGAATACTTTTGGAAATAGTTTATCAGGGACTTGGATTTATACAGGAATCACATATCCGAATATTGAATACCAATTATCTCTAGTTTCAGATCAAACAAATATAGGATCAAGTAATATAAACACAATTAACAATGAAATAAATTTAATTGGAACTACAATAACAAAACTTGACAACAAAGATATATTAATTTCTTCTTCAATTAATAATTTACAATCTCATGATGTTATAATAGGAAGTTCAATTAATTCAATAGATCAAGATTTTCAAGCATTCGATGTTTTAGTCGGTACATCAGTATTCCAATTACAAACTGAAATTAATTTATTAGTTGGTGTTACTACTGCCGATTATACATCCCAATTAGTAAATTTAGGTGTTAGTTCAAATAACCAGCAACTTCATAAATTAGAAAATACAATTCCTACTTTACCAAGTAATTTTGTTAATTCTTCTTTAACAAATCTTGGTGTATTAACTGGTATGAGAACTTCAGGAGTATTATTTCCAAGCGATTTTACGGTTAATGGAAATCAAACGAGTATTCAAACATTAGTAGGAATTACCAGCAGACCGAAACATACCTATCTTTTAAATGATACATATCAATATGGAGACCATCATTATTTTAATGCTAATGATACTTCTGGAACAGTTGGAGTTAATATTTCAAGTTCTGGATTAGCAATTAATCATACCAACACGTCTGCTCGTTACGATCTCGATGTATCTGGGTCTGGTTTAATAACAAACAATTTATCTGTATCTGGAAATATTATAAATACACAATTTGTGAGTAATACAAATCAATTATCTATTCTAGGATCTACTGTTAATAATGTTTTAGGTTCAACTGGTTATTATACAGTTTTAGGAATTAGTATTAATAGTCTTCAAGCATACGATATATCTGTATCTGGTGCCTTGACAAATATAGGAACTTCTATTGTAAATACAGATATTCAATTAGATTATTTCCAATCCGCTCAAAGCGTTTATAATAGAATTATGGAAATACAAGGTATTGTAACTGGTGCTTTGAACGCTCTGGAATATACTGTTGCTGCATTTAATACAGCACAAGGATTATGGAATACGTATGTTTTAGGATATACGCAACTGAATGATGCTGGTATTGGAGTTATTGAAAGTCAAATAACTGGCATTGAATCAGATCTATTAGCAATAAATGCAGAAATAGTTACTATTAATACAACTTTATCCGCTTTATCCGCATCCGTGGCAGCTTTGACAGTTACAGTAACCGCTTTATCAATTGATAGTGCGATTCAAGCTGGAAATATTAATTCATTAGAATCAGATGTGTCAGATATTGGTGTAAGTATTGTTTTACTTGATAATGAAGACATCCTTATTGCTAGTTCAGTTAATAATCATACAAATACATTAAATTCTATTATAGGAACTACGATTACACTTTTAGATAATAAAGATATTTTATTAGCAAGTTCAATTAATATTTTACAAAATCAAGATGTATTATTTGGAACTTCAATTAATAATTTAGAATTACATAAATTAGACAAGAATATAACAACATTACCAAGTAATTTTGTAGATTCCGCTTTACAAACAGTCGGATTATTATCTGGATTACAAACTAGTGGAGTGATTTATGCCTCTGATTATACACAGAATGGGAATAGATATTCAATACAAACATTAATTGGTTCAACCAGCAGACCGAAAGTTGCTTATGTCCTTAATGATTCATATCAATATGGTGATAATATATTTTGGAATGATAATTCTAATATGTCGTTAGGTATGAATTTAGGGAGTAGTGGTCTCGCTTTAAATAAAACAGGAACTGCGAGTAGATTTACTCTTGATGTATCTGGTTCTGGATTAGTAACACAAAATTTATCTGTATCTGGTAGTATATTAAATAATGGTTTAACTATTATTGGAAGTAGTATTAATGCTAATACAAATCAATTTATAAATATTGGATCAACTTTTAAATCAAATAATATAATACTCCCTCGAAGTAATTCTAATGGGGGAATATATGATGATCAAAACCATCAAAGAATACAATTTAGTGGCGGAAATAATACTTATAATTACGCGAACGATCATTATTTTTATGATCTCGATGGAAATTATATCTTTAATATTGGGACGACACTTATTGAAACCTCGAGCAATAATAGTATGAATATAGAAAAGAATTTAAGTGTATCTGGAGTTTTACAAAGTCCTCTGACTTCATTATTAGGCGTGAGTGTAAGTAATTTAACAACGAATAAATTAGAAAAAGGTATAGCGACTTTACCTTCTAATTTTGTAAATAGTAGTTTAAATACTCTTGGGACAGTATATAATTTAAGTACGACTGGAACATTTAGATTAACTGATACTACAGATGAAAATGTAATTATTATTGACGGAATAAATCCCTCTTTTAGTAATAATTTAATAGTAGAATATATTCAAAGTGTTGGCGATACAAGTTCTGCATTCCATGTCGGTGTTGCAAATAACAAAAGTTCTACAAGTTATATAATTAAATCAAATGGAAATATGCAAAATGCTAATAACGCATACGGAGCAATATCAGATATTAAATTTAAAAGTAATATTAGAGATACACGAAATTATACTGACGATTTTGAAAAAATTTGTTTTAAAAAATACACAAATTTATTGAGTAACGAAGACCAGATCGGAGTAGTTGCTAATGAATTAGAACAAATATTCCCAGGATTAATAGAGACCAATATAGATAATTTGACAGAAATGGGTGAATATAAATCAGTGAAATATTCTGTATTAAATATGATAGGTTTAAAAGTTCTACAAGAATTAATCGAGCGAGTAAAGGAACTAGAAGCGTCTTTAAAACAATAAATTATGATTACGAAGTATGTAGAAAGATATAATATAGGATGGCGAAAATATGGTGATAATGAAAATTATAAAAGTAAATATTATCAAATTAAATTAAATGGAAAAGATGAATCACTTCATAGAGTTATATATTCTTATTTTCATTCAATTCCTTTAAATAAATTAGGAGAAATAGATCACATTGATAGAAATACAAAAAATAATAAAATAGAAAATTTAAGAGAAGTAACAAGATCTGAAAATAATTTAAATAAAACTAAAAATAATAATAATACAACTAGCTCTGGGACATATTCCATAAATTCTATATCTTTTATTTCGTCATATCGTGTTTCAAATCGTTTTAAATTTTGTTTTAAAATA